CGACCTGGAGGCGGTGAAGCGCCGGATCTCCAAGGTCCTGAAGGAGATCGGGCGGCCGATGAGCCACTCGGACCTCCGCAAGCAGATCACCGAGAGGAAGCGCTCCCTCTTCGACGTCGCGGTGAGCGACCTGCTGGCCTCCGGCGATATCGAGTCCGACGAGAGCGGCCGGAAGTACTCGCTGAAGGGTGACGTGACGTGACGCCCCCTGGGATCGTCACGCCGTCACGCCGTCACGGTGCCGGGAGGCGGCGGTGAACACCCACCGCAAGGGCTCGTCGTGGCGGAGGGCCGTGACCGTCTACCTGGAAGGCCGGGGGTGGATCGCGCACGTCCGACCGCTGGGCGAGGCCGGGGACGACATCGACGCCGTCGGCCACGGCCACCGGCTGTCGGTCGAGGCGAAGAACCAGGCCCGCACCGACCTGGCCGGCTGGGTGGACCAGGCGGTGCGGCAACGCAGGGCGCTGCTGTCCTTCCCCGTGGTCGTCGCCAAGCGCCGGGGCCGGGCCTCGGCCGGGGAGGGCTATGCGGTGATGCGGCTGTCGGATCTGTTGGACCTCTTGGAAGGGGGGCGCGATGCAGGCTGGTGATTGGCTGAGGCTGGGGATCGCGGAGGGCTGGCTCGACATCCCGATCTGCTACGTCCACGACTCGCCGAGGCTGACCGACGAGGAGGCCGCGCTGGTCGAGGCGAACGACGGCGACATGGACGTGATCTGCGTCACGATCGCGAGGATCAACATATGACCGCGGTGAAAGTCAAGTGCGTGGCCTGCGGGAACGAGCGGACCGTCTACCTCGACCGCTCCCTGCCCGACGAGCCGGCGTGCGGCTGCCGGCCCCTCTACGAGCAGGTGGTCCTGCAGTGCGAGAGGTGATCGTGTGGCTGGGCGCGCTCGCCGTCGGGGTCCTGTTCTGGGCCGTGGTGATCACCTGGTGCGTGCGATGAGCGGGAAGGGACTCTAGTGTTGCAAACGCGCAACGCCAGTGCTATGGTGTCCACATGGCGAGGAACAGGGAGAACACGGCAGGCACGCAGGAGTACGCGAAGTTCGCGTGCCGGATGCTGCGCGCCTTCGGCCGCCGTGCCGGGCAGGATGGAGGCATGGACATCGACGCCCTCCGCCAGCTGACCGACATCCAGCGGGAGCTCACCGAGCAGACCGAGCAGGTCGTCGCCGCACTCCGCGGCGAAGGCTTCTCCTGGGCCGAGATCGGGGAGGCGCTCGGCATGGACCGCAGCGCCGCGTACAGGAAGTACAAGCACGTCGAGCCTGAGGGGGCGCGCAAGCCGGGCGGACAGCCCGGGCACCTCAGGTAGCACGGAGAAGGGGCCCCCGCAGCAGACGTCGCGAGCAGCGGGGGAGGGCATGGAGCGGCAGGCATGGCGCGGCTGGGAGCGGTTCGGCTCGGCAAGGCACGGCAGGGCGTGGCGCGGCGAGGCAGGTTGGGCCGGGCATGGAGCGGTGGGGCGAGGTGCGCCCCGGCGTGGCGAGGCTAGGCCGGCGAGGCGAGGCGAGGAGAGGCAAGCCAAGGCCACCCTCGGCAGGAAGAACGGGAGGGGGCGGGAACACGACCCGCCCCCTCCTGCACGACGCAGAACAGGAGGACCCCCCATGCCGGCCCGCATCTGCTCCGTCCCGGGCTGTCCGAACCGGGCCACCGACGGCAGCAGGTGCGGGGCCCATGCACGGCCGGCATGGCGGCAGGGCAGCAGCACCAGGAAGCAGACGCTGCCGAAGCACTGGCCCGCGATCAGGGCCCAGGTCCTGGCCCGCGACGGGAGGTGCATGTGTCCCGGCTGTCCGCGATGCCAGGGCTCGCCCTGCTCGTCGGCACCCACCGACGCCGACCACGTCGGCGATCGCGACGATCATTCGCTCGCGAACCTGCGCAGCCTCTGCCGGTCCTGCCACCGCCACCGCAGCAGCAGCCAGGGCGGCTCCGCGAAGCGCTGGTGAGACTCCCCGCCCCCGGGGGAGCCCCCAGCCCGCCCGGCAAGGGCTTTCGCAGTGCGCATCGTGACCGTTGGCTACTCTCCGTAATGGCCCGGAAGGATGACGCATATAGCCCATGTGGGCTACTCTCGTCAATGTGAGCACCCCTAACCGCAACCAGGGACGCTTCTCCGCATCCCAGGGATTCGACCTCCCGGCCGAGGGATTCACCGGAGTGCCCGACGTCCCCTGCCCCGACAGCGTCGGCGACGAGGCCCGCGCCTGGTGGGCCACCTGGGCGACCAGCCGGTACGCCCACTTCTTCCTGTCCACCGAGTGGCAGGACCTCGCCGACACGGCGCGGGTCATGGACCGCTTCTACACCAGGGGCGACTCCCGCGCCCTGTCCGAGGCCCGCCAGCACATGGCCGCCCTGTTCGGCCTGGCGGTGCGGATGAGGATGCACATCTCCCTCGGCGCCGAGGGCGGCTCCGCCCCGGAGGCCCCGAAGCGGAACCGGCCGGATCCGCGGCTCAAGGCCGTCTGATGCCCGTCCGGCGGGGGCAGGACTCCAAGGGCGCCTTCTACCGCTGGGGCGACGCCGGCGCGAAGAAGTACTACACGCCCGGCGACCCGTCCAGCCGCGCCGTGGCGAAGGCCGCCGCGGAGCAGCAGGGCCGGGCCATCCGTGCCGCGCAGAGGGCCCGGTCGCGGTGAAGCCGCCGCCCACCCTCGGCTTCCTGGCCGCCGACTGGATCGAGGAGTGGTGCGTCCACGGCCCCGGCGACATGCAGGGCCGGCGGGTGACCCTCACCGACGAGTCGCTGCGGTTCCTGCTGGACGTCTACGAGTTGGACCCGGTGACCGGCCGCCGGCGGTACAAGCGGGCGATGCTGGTCCGCCCGAAGGGCTGGGCGAAGTCCGAGCTCGCCGGCTTCGTCGCCCTGTTCGAGGCGCTCGGCCCGGCCAGGTTCGACCGCTGGGACGACGACGGGTCCCCGGTCGGCAGGCCGGTGCAGACCCCGGTGGTCCGCATCGTGGCGACCGAGGAGAACCAGGCCGGCAACATCTACGACGTCGTCCTGTTCAACGCCCAGGAGGGGCGCCTGGCCGCCCTCGGGCTCGACGCCGGGCTGACCAGGATCAACCTCCCCAACGGCGGCGGCATCCGCCCCGTGTCGGCGGGGTCGGCGTCGAAGGACGGCGGGCGGGAAACCTTCGTCGCGTTCGACGAGCTCCACCTCTTCCAGCTGCCGGAGCTCCACCGCCTGCACCAGACGTACCTCCGAAACCTGCGCAAGCGCACCGGGTCCGACCCGTGGTCGCTGGAGACCACGACCGCCTACCGCCCCGGCGAGGGCTCGGTGGCCGAGCACGCGATGGGCTACGCGCAGAAGATCGCCAGCGGCGAGGCGCTGGACGCCGGCTTCCTCTACGACCACTCCCAGCCGTCCGGCTCCTACGACCTGGACGACCCGCAGCAGCGGATGGCCGCCCTGGCCGAGGCGTACGGCGACTGCGACTGGGTGGACTTCGACCAGATCGTGCGGGACTGGGACGACCCGACTACCGACCGCGTCGACTGGCAGCGGTACTTCCTGTCCCGCGTCGTGGTCGCCGCCGACTCCTTCATCGACCCGGCGGCGTGGGCGGCGCTGGCCGACGCCACGAAGTCGCTGCACGACCGGGACCCCGTCACGATCGGGATCGACACGTCGCTGGTGGACGACGGCACGGCGGTCGTCGCCTGCCGCCTGTCGGACGGCCACATCGAGCGGCTCGGGTACTGGCAGAAGCCGTCGGGCCGTGCGGGCGTGGACTGGCAGGTCCCGTACCACGAGGTGGACGCCGTGGTCCGGGCGGCGTTCGAGCGCTACTCGGTCACGCGCCTGTACGCCGACCCCCAGTACTGCCACAGCCTGCTCGACGCCTGGACGCGCGACTACGGCCGGAGGGTCTTCTCCTGGCCGACGAACAGGGCGGTGCCGATGGCGGCGGCCCTGCAGCGGTTCTACGTCGCCGTCGCGACCAAGGCCCTCACCCACGACGGGGACTCGCTTCTGGCGTTGCACGTCGGCAACGCCCGGACGTGGGTCAGCCAGGGCCGCACCCTGATCCGCAAGGACCACCGCCACAGCCCCAACAAGATCGACCTGGCGGTCGCCGCCGTGCTCGCCTTCGAGGCCGCCGCAGACGCCTCGGCGGCGGGGGAGGGCGTCCCGAAGAAGCGGGCGAGGGTGGCCGGATTCCGATGATGGAGGACCAGTGATTGAGATCGCCGAGCGCCTGGCGACGGTCATCGACGACCGGGCGGGGCTCATCGAGAAGCAGACCGCCTACTACACCGGCGAGCGCCCGAGGCTGGTCCTGGCCGACACCAGGATCCCCGCGTACAACACCATCGTCGACCAGGCCCGCACGCCGTGGGCCGAGCTGGTGATCGACCAGGCGGCCGAGCGGCTTGCGGTCACCGGCTTCCGCGTGCTGACCCCCGGCACCGACGACTCCGACGTCGAGGCCGACACGCTGTGCTGGGACATCTGGCAGGCCAGCCAGGCCGACCTGTACAGCCAGATCGCGTTCCAGACGATGCTGCTGCACGCCTCGGCGTACATCCTCGTCGAGGCCGGCCCCGTGCTGCCCGTGCTGTCGTTCGAGCACCCCTCGACCACCGCCGTGATGCCGTCCCCCGGCGGTCGGACGACGGCGGCGGCGATGAAGCGGTGGATGGTCGACGACCGCAACGAGACCGCGGTCCTGTGGACCCCCGGATCGGTGCAGGTGCTGACCCGCGACCGCGGACGGGGGACGGGATGGACCGCGGGGGAGTCGACCCCCGGGCCTGCCGCTGTGCCGGTGTTCGCGATGCGGAACCGGCCCGACCTGCTCGGCGGGTCCGCCTCCGACCTCGACGGGCTGTACCCGACGCTGGACCGCGCCGCGCAGTCGATCGCCGACCGGATCACCACGCAGCTGTACGCCGCGACCAAGGTCCGCTACCTGATCGGGGTCGAGGCCGAGTACGACGAGGACGGCCGGCCCACCGAGGCGACGCTGAGCCTGGCGACCGACCGGCTGCTGCTCATCGACAACCCGGAGGCGAAGGCCGGGGTCTTCGAAGCCTCTGATCTGAGGCAGTTCATCGAGGTCTCCAAGGCCGACATCTCCGCGCTGGCGGCCCTGTCGCGGCTGCCCACCTACCTGCTGTCCGGCGACCTGGTGAATGTCTCCCGCGAGGCGCTGGAGTCGCTGTCCCAGGGCCTGGTGTCCCGCGTCGAGCAGCGCCAGGTGTGGGCCTCCGCGGCCCTGTCGGACGCGATGCGGATGGCGCTCGGTCTGGCGGGCGACGAGCGGGTCGCGGATCCGAGGACCCGCGTCGAGCCGATCTGGGCCGCCGTCGTCCCGCCGTCGCCGACCGACACCGCGCAGGCGGCCTCGGTGCTGGTGCAGGCGGGCATCCTGTCCCCGACCGGGGCGCAGGACATGGTCCTGGGGCTCACGCCTTCACAGCTCGAGAAGGCGGCGCAGTACACCCGCTCCGACGCCCTCGCCCAGCAGGGCGTGAGCGCGATCGGATCGCTGTTCACCGACCAGGCGCTGGAGCCGACCGTTGCCTGACTCGACCCGTCTCTGGCAGGAGACCACGAACCGCCTCGCGCGGGAGACGTCACAGAGAGTGACGACCGCGTACCTGCGGTACGCGCAGGGGGCGCTCAGCCTCGACGAGGCGATCGGCGTCCAGGCCGCCCTGATCGCCGCCGCCCAGCGCCGTGCCGTCACCTTCAACGACCTGCTGCTCGCCGCCGAGCTGACCCAGCGGCTGGAGGCCGAGTACGCCGCGGCCGGGACCTCCTGGATGGAGACCCCCGACGTGCAGGCCGCCCGCCTGTCGAAGGCGATCGCCACCGTCGTCGGCGACGACATCGCCTACGTCAACAAGGGCAAGACCCCCGAGCAGGTGAAGCAACTGGCGGCACGGTCCATCCGCGCCCGCCTGGACCGCCTCACCGTCGGCGAGGTGGTCTCGGCGAGCCAGTGGTCCCGGCAGACCGCGATGCAGGTGTGGGAGGAGCAGGGCGCGATCGCCGGCTGGTACCGCCGGCTCTCCCCGAATGCCTGCGAATTCTGCCGGGCGCTGGCCGGCCCCGGCGACCCCGCGAAGTTCATCCACCCCGTCCAGCACCGGATGGCGACCCACGCCCACTGCTCCTGCTCCCAAGGCTGGGTCAACGAGATCGAGCCGTGGCAGAAGTTCGTCGGCCCCAAGCAGCAGATGACGACGCTCTCGAAGTGAAGGAAAAACCGTCACAGACAGTGACGGGGATGAAGGAGGTGCGGTAATGTCAGGTCAGGAGAAGGCCCCCACGACGGGGCCTGCCGACACAGGTACGCAGGATGCGACGGGCGCGACGCCCGGGCCGGGAGCGAGTCCCGGGCAGCCCGCAGTACCGGCACCGGACGGTGCGGGCGCGATGCCCCCGGCCGGTGAGGGTTCGAGCGATCGTCTCGAAGCGGCCCTGAAGGCGGAGCGCGATGCCCGCAAGAAGGCCGAGAAGGAACTCTCCGACGCACGCAGGAAGCAGGACGAGGGCCTCACCGAGACCGAGCGGCTCGCCCGACGGGTAGCCGAGCTGGAGGCGGCCAACAAGGCCGCCGAGCGTGAAGCCCTCGTGCTCAGGATCGCTACGGAGACCGGACTCCCGCCCCTGCTGGCCGCGCGGTTGCAGGGGGAGGACGAGACATCGCTCCGCGAAGATGCGCAGAGGCTGAAGCCGCTCATCCAGGCGCCGGCCCCGACAACCGTGGGCGGCCCGCAAGGACCGCCTCCATCGACCCGAACCCCCGAGGAATGGCTGAGCGTCATCCGGGGCAAGCGCTAAGGAGGGCATCGTGCCCAACACATTGGCCGCCATCGGCCTCACCCAACTATCGAGCGCGTTCGTCGCCGGCCTCTACGACGGCGGCGTGCTGCTCAACACCATCTGGCGGGACGCCGAGTCCGACCTCGTGGTCGGCAAGGGCGACTCCGTCACCGTCCGCGAACCCACCGTCATCGCCGCCGCGAACTTCACCGGCACCGCCACCGCCACCGGCATCGCCGAGGCGAAGTACGTCATCGCGATGAGCGAGCAGCCCTACAGCCAGGTCGTGCTCTCCGCCAAGGAGAAGACGCTGGCCGTGGAGGACCTCGCCACCCAGGTGGTCGTCCCGCAGGCCGCAGGCATCGCCGAGTACATCGACGACGCGATCGCGACCAAGCTCGGCACCACGACCGGCACCGCCTCCGGCACCACCGCCGACGGCTGGGGCTCCGGGGCGCTCGCCGCCCGCGAGGCGCTCACCACGGCGAAGGTGCCGCTGGCCGACCGCTTCCTCGCGGTATCGCCGGACGTCGCCTCCGCCCTGCTGAACTCCACGGTGTTCCAGACCGGCAACATCGAGGGCGCCCCCTCGGCCCTGGCCGACGGCATCCTCGGCCGGCTGTACGGCTTCACCGTCGTGGAGTCCGCGGCGCTGGAGGCCGACACGATGATCGGCTACCACCGCTCCGCGGTCGCCGGGATCTTCCGCACCCCGGTCGCCCCCGAGGGCGGCGCGCTGGCGGGATCGGCCTCGTACCGCGGCCTGTCCTCGCAGATCATCTACGCCTACGACTCCTCGAAGCTGTCCGACGTGCTGACCTGCCAGACCCTGTTCGGGCTCGGCGTGTCGTCCACGTCGTTCGACGAGCGGGCCGTCAAGGTCGATCTGGCCTGACATGCTGGCGACGCGGGAGGACGTCGAGGCGCGGCTCGGCCGCGAGCTGACGCCGGACGAGGATGCGCGGTTCGACGTGGCCGCGCAGGATGTGGAGGCCCACCTCCGCATCGTCGCGCCCCGGATCCCTGCCGCCGTCCCCTACCCCGACGCCGTGGTGCGGGTCGCCAGCGAGCTGATCATCGGTTCGCTGGCGTCCGCACCCGGCGGGGGGCAGGACGTGCTGCAGGAATCCCTCGGCGGGTACTTCGTCGCCTACCGCCGGCCGGAGTTCGGGGCCCTGTCCGACCTGCACTCGCAACTGCTCGCGCCGTGGCGGCGCCCGCGCCTGGGCACCGTCCGCATCGACCCGTCCACGGCGGTGGCGCTGTGAGGCCCGAGCGGCTGATGACCGTCCCCTGCAAGGTGGTGGCCCGCACGAAGGGCGGCACCGACGCCTTCGGCGGGGCGGTCATGGTGGAGGAGGCCACGGACGCCCGCTGCTGGTACGCCATGCCGACCACGGAGGAGCGGGGCGGGCAGGTGTTCACGTCGATGACGGTGTACTTCGCCCCCGACGTGGACCTCGACTCGGTGACCCGCATCGAGATCGAAGGCGTCGGCAGCTACGAGGTCGACGGCAAGCCGCTGTCCCACCGGTCCCCCCGGACCGGGATCCTCACCCACTCCACGGTGAAGGTGAGGTCGGGCTCATGAGGTTCCGGTACAACCCCCGCGTCGTGGAGGAGGTCTGCTCCGACCCCCGCCTCCACCGGCTCCTGCTCGCACGGGCCATCGACGTCAAGAAGGGCATCGCGGGGAACCTGCCCAGCGGCGCGACCGGCGGCAAGCGCGTGTCCTCGTACTCCCGCAAGGCGTACGCGGAGATCGAGGGGGCGGGCCGGGACGCGCACGCCGTCGTCGGGACGAAGTGGCGGCTCGGCCACATCATCGAATTCGGCTCGGTCAACAACCCGGCCTACGCACCCCTGCGGAAGTCGGTCCGGCAGACCGGGCTGAAGTTCGAGGAGTCCTGATGGCGCTCTCCGATCCGCTGGTCGTGTGCAGGGAGATCCTGCTGTCCGACGCGCCGACGAAGGCGCTGGTCGACGAGCGCGTGTACGCGACCCCGATCCTGCCGCCCGACCGGCGCTACCCGCTCATCCGGCTGTCCCACGTCGGGCAGTCCGAGCACGCCCCTGTCGGGTTCCGGCAGGCGGCCACAGCCACCATCCAGATGGACATCTGGGACCACGACCAGACGGTCGTGGCAACGGTCGCGGAGACCGCGCTCGACGCGCTCCACGGGGTTCCGGTGGTGGCCGGCGCCCTCTACATCAAACCGACCTTCGAGGCGCGGGAGATCGACGAGACGGCCCAGCCGCCGCTCCACCGCTACCGCGCAGACCTGTCCGTCCGCATCGTCCGCGCCGATCCGTAGGAGGTTCATCATGGCGTTCGACACCAAGGCAGTGCTTCAGGCGTACGACGGCGAGCTCTTCGCCGCACCGTACGGCACCGATCTCCCCGCCGACGTGGCAGCCGCCCTCGCCACCGAATTCAAGGGCGTCGGCTGGCTCACCGAGGACGGCATGACGTTCAACCCCAACGTCTCCGCCGAGGACCCCATCAAGGGCTGGCCGCGCGGGGAGATCCTGCTCCGCCCCTCCGCCACCCTGGAGCCCGAGTTCACCTTCACCCTGGCCCAGCACGACAGCGACGTGCTCGACTTCGTGGTCGCCCCCGACCGCGAGCTGAGCATGGTCCTGGAGTACAAGGCCAGCACGTCCGGCGCGAAGCACCGCCTGGTGCTGCCGAAGGTGAAGGTGTCCGAGGCCGGCGAGATGCCGCTGAACATCTCCGACCTCGTCTCCGTGGAGATCACCGTCGGCTGCCAGCGCGACGACACGACCGGCGTCGAGTACACGTTCGCGTTCATCATCCCCGCCTCGGGCGGGACCGGATCCACGGTCAAGAAGTACTAGGAGGCACTCGTGACCGCACGACCAAGGGCCGTCCCCACCGACGGGACGCCGGTCATCGACCTCGACGCGAGGAAGGCCGCGAGGCTGGAATCGTCCGGGGTCAAGACGATCCGCTTCGGCGGCAGGGACTGGGAGCTGAAGCCCGAGCTGCCGATGCAGTGCGTCGAGAACTTCACCGCCGGCGACCTCGTCGGCGCGTTCCGCCGGATCCTCGTCAAGCCCGAGCAGGCCGAGCTGTTCCTGGCCTCCGAGGAGCTTACCCGCGAGGACATGGAGGAACTGATGCAGCTCGTCTACGGGGTCGACCTGGGAAAGCGCTAGCCGTCGACCGGTTGCTCGACGAGCACTGGGCGGCGGCTGAGGCCGACTGGCAGCAATACTACGGGGCCGACCTCGCAGAGGCGGTGTACGGGAAGGAGGGCATGACCGTGAGGCGCATCGTCGGCCTGACCCTCTCCCTGCCCGCCGAGTCACGGACGATGCGGGCCGTGTCCGGCGGCAACGGCTGGTCGTCGACGGACACCCTCGTCGGGCTGGCCGTCGAGCGGCTGGACGCCCTGCACTACGCGCTGGTGAAGGTCAACGGCGGCAAGGCCGACAAGCCGCAGCCGCTGGTCCCGCGGCCGAAGCGGAGGCCGGTGACCGTCAGCACGCAGGAGGCGCTGGCCTCCCTCGACCTGATGCTCGCGGGAGGTGACCGCTGATGTCCGCCTCAGCCGGCACCGCCTGGGTAGAGATCAAGCCGAACCTCGACAACTTCGGCCGCGAGCTGTCGTCCGGGATCTCCCGGTTCGGCTCCGGCGTCTCCTCGATCGGCCGGACCCTCACCAGCAGCGTCACCACCCCGATCCTGGCGGCGGCCGGGGCGGCGGGCTTCTTCGGGCTGAAGACGGCCGCGTCCCTGGAGCAGGCCGAGGTCGCGTTCACCACCCTCACCGGGTCCGCCGAGACCGGCCGGAAGGTGATGCAGGACCTCAAGGACCTGGGGAAGATCACCCCGTTCGAGACGACGGACCTGACGACCACGGCGCAGCGGCTCCTCAACGCCGGCGTCGCCACCGACGACCTGACGAAGTCGATCACCTTCCTCGGCGACGCGGCGGGGACGCAGGGCGCGCAGGGCCTGGACCGGCTCGGCTTCGCCTACTCGCAGATCCTCGGCTCCGGCCGGGCGATGACGGAGGACATCAACCAGATCGCCGACGTCGGCGTCCCGATCTGGGGGGAGCTCGCGGCCCAGCTGGGGGTCACCCAGACCGAGGTCCGCAAGATGGCGTCGGAGGGGAAGATCTCCGCCGACGTCATCACGAAGTCCTTCGAGCAGCCCATCGGTCCGATGAAGAACCTCGTCGGCGGGATGCAGGCGCAGTCGGCGACCCTGACCGGGCTGTGGTCGACGTTCAAGGACACCCTCGGGCAGGGCCTGGCCGACTCCCTCTCCGCGTCCATGCCGCAGATCAAGCAGGGCCTGACCGACCTCACGGCGGCGATCGGTCCCGCCCTGTCGGCGGCGGGGCCGGCGTTCTCCGGCCTCGTGCAGGCGATGGTGCCGCTCAACGGCAAGGTCGGCGAGCTGCTGACGTGGTTCTCGCAGTTGTCCCCGCAGATGCAGCAGTGGATCGTCTACGCCGTGGCGGGGGCCGGCGCGATGGGTCCGCTGCTGCGGGTCTTCGGACCCCTGGTGACCGCGACCGGCGGGCTCGTGAAGGGCATCGGCGGCCTGGTGAAGGCGG